TGCCAAAGTAAACCATAATTAGGTGCCCATCTCTGGGCTGGGACACAGATACCCCCTATGCGACGGCGAGAGGTGAGACCCGACAGACACGAACCGCTTTCAATAAGTCAAGGAAATAGCTTGTTGTATGTGGTGCTGGAAAGACGCGGTTTAACATACATGTTTCGTTAACTAATCGACCATCGAGTAATAATGCATCGAACTGCCCAACAGATGCTTGGACCTCACTATCAGTTAGTGTAGATATTGGATCATATGTGGCCCATTGAACCATCCCTGACTCAGTCATCTGAACATTTGGAATAGGATCGAGTGAGCGTCGTATGATATCTGCAATTGAATGGTGAAAGTATGTGAAGTAAGTTACAGTACCATTTGACTGTTTTGTTGCCTGACTTAATTCAGTGAGTGCAGTTAATTGATCACTGGGCTGAACAGGTGACTGTAGGACAAATAATGCTAGAACAACTGAATTTGCTGGAATAATTCTATTCCATTCGTATAAGCCACGATAATAAGCTGCGTTATAATTCGCCCAGTTTGTGTCATTTATCAGCTGGTATTCATAGAGTTCGTACTTAACTTCTGAGAGATTTTCCAAGAGTGAGAGACCAGTCATGTTTCGACCGCCAATATCAATCATTCGTATGAATGAATGATTTGGGGATGTGGTGATTAATTTCTTTATATCCATACGCACTGCATGGTGTATTACAAGACGGATAAGGTTTGTAGCTTCAATCAGGGTAAAGTGTGGTTTCGATAATGTATTGGTTGATTGCCCGAATCCGAATGGTATTGTAATAGTTCGTTCGGTGGTACCAAGGGTTGTTATAGCGCGGGAGCCTAAGACCATTCTTTCGAATGTTGGTTGTCCGAGTATGCACACATGAACGTCATGCTTATCCCGTTTATATAGCTGTACACGTGAACAATGCTGTGATAGGCAATTGATCACTTGTGCAGCATTATCCTGATGACTAGAGATTGCGTATATTGTACCCAAACGACGACTTAAATCATCATCGTTTTGAGGTGGACCGCTTGGAAGCGTATGGGAGACAAACTCTGTATAAGTTAATTTTCGGTACTCTTGATCGCGAAGGTGATTGATATAGATAGCAATGGCATCGCTATCCTCATAGTATAATTGAGCGCTATCGTCATCGATAGCTAATGTGCGAATAAGCAAATATACCTCACTTGATAGTGCCTTGCGTCCGTTTGGTAGTATTATTTCCATATGTTTAGTCGAACTCATGGTGCGTATCTGAGTAATGATAGAGTTAATAATATACGGTAGTCCAGGAACGATCTTAATAATTGCAATCTGCGAATTACAAGCGTGGACTGCCAATCTAACATATTGTTCCGTAATTACATCAATATCATCTCCTTGGATTTCAATATCTGAAATAATGATGCCCGAAGCAAGATTGAAAGTCGGTAGATATCCAATACGCCCGCGTGTATAGTTGAGCGCGCGTTCACCAATCCCATTAATCTCGATATCATACATTTTCATCAAAATGTCAATCGCTGGTTCATTTTCTACTCCCCAGAATGTGACCTTTGGAATAATCGTAGTCAGCTGCTGTGATAGCATAAACGCATAGCGGAAGAGGGCGCACATTTTGTATGTTGAATTATTAATTCGACGTATTGTGAAATCGGTAGGTGGCCATATAAGCCCGTTGGCACTATATGGTATACGCTCTTGGATTGAACATTGGAGAAAGAAATGAGTCGTTGAAAACCGTGAGATTGCATATATATCACCTATATCTTTGATCATGCTCATGTGTAGGTGGTTGAGTTGATCAAGTGGTCGAGTGCGATTATTCAGGTCATATGCTGTCTCAGGCATAGGACTATCTAGAAATTGTTTTGCCTCTAGATATTGTTGCGCGTGTGTCATGTCGTCCCAGGTGGTTATAGTGCCTGGATATCGGTGTGAGCTGAATTGGTTAGGGGCAAGTGCACGGACATCATTCGTTATACGGCGTCGAATTTGAAAGGTTGGTGTACCGGCAAAAGTGGTCTCATAAGTGAAGGGATCACCAAATGGTTCGACCAAGAGATTTACAATACCATATTGAGTGTTCACTATTCGTAGGTTCTCCTCCTCTGGTACCTCTCCCGTAAATATAATCAAAGGGTATTCATACATAGGAGTCGTGTGTCGTAATGTCTTGAGTTTAGCTGGCAAATATATCACACGATAGTGCTCAATCGCTTGTTGATATATTGGTGTCGAAATATATTGTGATGCTAGTGATCGTACCGTTGCAATTGGATCATCAGTCTGTTCAATGAATACGAGTTTGTCCAAATCATAAACACTTGTAAGTGCTTGTATCATAATGCTTAGCTCATTATCAGATAACTGCAATAGAATTTGTGATCTACGATTCACACTACGTTTAGTGCGAATTTGTAGATCACGAAAATCACGCCACGATTCGAGTAATGTGCGACATTGGTGCTCGTACATGTCATTGACATCTGCGTAATCAAAAGTATGAAATGCATTCCATGAGTGTGAAATATGTGTAGTACGTAATCCACGTCCTACAAGATATCCAATTAGTGTGTTAATTTCCTGCTCATGATAAACGTTCCAAAAAGTCGTAAGTCGTGTATTCGTCGTTTGATCAAATATATTTGGTTGAATTTGTGGAATCGAAATCGAGGTGCGTATTCGCTCCTGAATTGGGTTATCAGCGTGTATTAGCTGTAGAATCTTATAAAAAGGATTCTCTCCGTATACATAGTTTAGAATGGCTGTGTTTGATTTATATTTCACGTGTGCGTGATTTCTAGCCACGGATCGCAGATATGAAGCTAATAACCAATTATAACGTACGTTGGGATCATCGGTTAATGCGACAGGCAGGTTGATTGTTCGCAAGAATTCGGTTAACTGAAAATTGAGATCTTGTGTTGGAATCGGTATGTTGTGATATTTTATAGGTAAGGAAAATAATGTGTGTTGGTGGTCTTGAGGTCCAAATAGAAGATATTTACCCAAGCCATGTAATTGTAGAGTGTGTTTATAGGTGTCTGTATCAAAATGATAGGTGTAGCGAAAGCTTCTTCGAAGTAAAGATTTGACTTGATTTGGTTGAGGATCTAAGTCTGCTCGATCATTTAGAATCTCGCCTAATGCTGGATTCATTGTATCGCTTATGGTTTTTCCT